AGGTGAGAAGTTGTATTACGACGGAGAAACTTGGGTAATAGCAATAGAAGGAATATTTGAACAAGGTTATTGGAGGATAGTTAACTAGTTTTATCATGTTAAGAGCAGTAGGAGCATTAATTATATGCCAGAAAACACAAAGAGCGATGATGCAATTAAGAAGTGAAGAAGAGCGTCATAGTATGTGTTGGGGGTTATGGGGAGGAAAACTCATAGGCAACGAAGGCGACTTAGAAGGACTTAAAAGAGAGCTAGTCGAAGAACTCGGACATCCAGGAGTTCCTGATACTATTGGTATCAGTCATATCTATACATTCACAACAAGAAATCGACATTTTAGGCATGTAAGTTATGCTGTTTTATGCGAGGAAGAATTTAATCCTATATTAAACAACGAGAGTGCTGGATACTGTTGGGTTAAACTAAATTCATGGCCGTCACCACTCCATTATAATACAGGAAAAATGTTCAAGAGCAGAGCATTTAAAGAAACGTTAAAGAGTATACTAAGTGATGAGTTTAAAATTAGTTAAAGATAAAATTCCAGCTGAGTTTTACAGTGGTCCCCATAAACAGATGCAATTTACATTGTGTAACGAAGAAAGATTGAATAATCCTCTGTTAAACAAGTTATATAAAGATAATATTTGCTACACAGAACGTTGGTACTTAGAAGCCAGAAAGATTATATTTGACGAAAACTGGAACCATCCAATTATACAAATTATATGCGAAGATACTAACCTAAAGGCTAAACTTGTAAAAAGTACAGTCATTGATGGTGTATTAATGAGGAATGTTGTTAATAATGTTTCTCTACCAGAATTTCATATTAGTGCTGGGATTAACTTAAAAAAGTTGCATAGATGGTGTGGATTCTTTTCTAGTCTTCCCGACTCAACAAAAATTCTCGTTGACCTAAATGACCAATGTTAACACTAAGATCAATATCACACCAGATATCATAACCGGCTTCAATAGCTTTTGTACAAAATCCCATATCTTCTCCATGCCAGCTATCTGTTTGTTCATGCCATGTTAAAGGAAACCACGGAGCGTCAATTGACGCATATACATCTGCTTTAACTAACATACAGCCCATTCCAGCATACTTTACTTTTTTTAAACTACCGCTCATTTCAACTGGGACAACAGGATTAATTTCTTCAAAGGCAGTTGCATGAAAGGGCTCTACTCTTTTAGAATATGTTGCACAAACTACATCTTTATTTCTTTCTAATAAATTAACAATCGTATCTTCTGGAAATGTCATATCACTATCAAACCACATAATATAATCTGCATTATGATCATTGATAGCTCGCCTAGCTAAGAATTGCCTCTGACTACTTAATACTGTTCCAAGATCCATAAGTATGTCGACTATGTATCCTTGTCTTTCCGTATAACGTATTGCGTCAATTAGAAAAAATGCGAATTCAGAATGTAAAAGTCCATTAGTTGGAATACATATAGCAATATGACTTCCTTTACTGGTTACAGGCACGGCTTTTAGATTCTTACCGAACATTCTATTCTTCGTCTTCGTCCTGTGCTCTTCTATTTGCTGTACGTTCTGCTACCCTGGTTGTTTTATTAACTACATTGAGGTACGTTTGCGTTTTCATAATTGTTTGTTCATATACTTCAAGTGGTAAGTTTAACATATCACTCATATTAGCAGTACTTTGTTTGTTTGATAATGCTTCAACTGCCGCACGTCTTGATAATGTCTCTGACCAATACTCTGGTTCTGCTTCTTCTAATGCATTATTAAACTCTTCTGGATTAGTTATACCAAGCTCTTCCATCACTTCGTTTAACTTCTCTTGTACAATATTCATTTCTTTAACTACTGCTTCTTTTTCCCATTCCGATTGACATGCTGTTTCATGATGGTTAGAAAGCTGAGTAAGGTCTTGACATAAAATTAGTACTAATCTAGGACCTTCTGCTTCATTATAAACAAAATTTTCTCTCTCAAAACTTGTTCTAAATGGGGTACCAGATTGTATATTATACACCGCATTCATAATTTCTTCTACTGACTTTGTCATGGTGCCTCCTTTTGACTCGTTACTATATATCTAACTTTTTATGTGGTGTTCTAGCCATAAAGAAAGGAGCATTTCTGCTCCTTTCGGTGACTCTATATTAGGGTCTGTGTTAAAGCCTAGTTGTCAGAATCATCAGTTGAATTTGGTGAGTAGTAACCTCCAAATGTTGAACTAATTGATACCGCGCCACTAGTAATACCTAAGTAGCCTCCTAAAGTACCTCTTAATGTGAAGCCTCCAGTTGCATAGTGACTACCAGAAGCAACAAATCCTCTTCTGATACGACCCATTGATTTTGTAGACCCAGTAGCTGGAAAGGCGTTTGCCATATCTTATACTCCTATTAGTTTAAAAATCAATGTAAAGTCTTCTTCACATCAGCTTGTAGTTGTTCAATCATTGCTTGTTGCTCTTTCATTGCTTCAACTAAAACTGTAACCATCTTGTCATATCTAATTGTCTTATAACCTTCTAAAGCAGACTCTGTAACTAACTCAGGAAATTGTGCTTCAACTTCTTGTGCTAGAAGTCCAATTTGATTGTCAGTTCTTTCAACGCCAAGTTCTTTAGCTAAACCGTTTGCTTTATAGTTATAACCACCCATTGCCATAACACCTTTAAGTGCTCCGTCAATTGGTACGATATCTTTTTTAAGTCTTTCATCTGAGAAGTAAGCTGTTACTTCACCAGTTGCCTTAATTTCACCAGTAACACTAAATGTTCCTGAGTAAGATCCAGACATTGTTAAAGTACCTGTTCCTGTAATGTCTCCACCGCTTAAACCGTTTCCAGTTGAAACAGATGTAACACCAGTTGCTGGCATGTTAATCATGTTATTACCATCTAAGTAGTAAGAACCTTGTTGACCATCTAAGATGTCAGCATCTAAACCAGATGCGGCTCCATCAACTGTTTTAATTTTAGTTAAAACATCAGAGGCAGTATAGTCTGCTGAGTTTAACTTAGTTGCAATTGAAGTAGTAATTGTTGTTGAAAAGTTTGCATCGTCACCAAGTGCCGCGGCTAACTCGTTCAATGTATCAAGTGTAGTTGGTGAAGCATCTACTAAGTTAGTAATTGCTGTATCAACATAATTCTTAGTTGCACCATCTGTACTAGCTGTAGGTTCTGCTAAGTTAGTAATTTTATTAGAATTCATGTGAACTGGATTACCAAATTCAACATTAACTCCTGCTGAGTCAACAATTCTCTTTGATGTTTGTATTGAAAGTGTTCCCATAGCCTGAATGCTACCTGTTCCACTTGCAAGTAATTCAACAGAACCAGAACCTGATGTATTCATTCTTAAATCTTGGTCTGTATCTGTAGAAAACGTCATTGTATCTGAATCGTCTTCGATTGCTTTCTTACCGTTAATGTAAAGCGATCCTGGACCAACATAAATGTCAGCATATGCTTTAGTAGCCGAGCCTAAACTGTATACGTTGTCTGAGGCTGGGATAAGACTTAGTGTTTCTGCATTGCCAGTTAATGTTAAACCAGCAAATGATGGTGATCCTGCAGTTGTTATATCTTGAGCTGTTTGAATCTCACCTGATGTTGAATTGTATGTGATGCCAGTTCCTGCGGAAATTGCCGCTCTTGCTCTCGCATCTGTGTAATAAAGGTTAGTTGAACCTTCTGCAGTTTCATCTGTTCCAATTGTTACTGCTCCTGTAGAACCGTTAACACTAACAACAGGACCAACCTCAACAATACTGGCTGAACCAGAGACAGATTTTTTAATGTAAACTTTACCGTCATATGTGTTGATTGCTACTTCACCAAGCTCAAGTTGTGAGGTAGTAGGGGTGTTGCCTTGTGTTGCGGATCTTTTTAAAATAATGGTATTTGCCATTGAGTATATACTCCCGGGTTATATAAGCACAATGAGAGGTCGGCTCTCATTTTTTGTGTTCCGTTGTTATTTATACAATTTCTTCTATTTGTGTGTTTTATTAGAGCTAATAATAATATAAATTATTAGAAAGAACCACCGTCTATGCTCTTGTTATCCAAGGTTTCTGTACCAGTAAGAGATGCTTTGGTATTAAGTTGTGTTTGAATATTACTTGTAACACCATCTACATAATTAAGTTCAGTTCCTGTGGCTGTAATTAAGACATTGTTGAAATAAAATAGCGGAGTTCTTATATAAACTCTATCGTTAGTATTATTTGCTAGATAGGTATATGATCCATTAGCATAAAAATTACCATTACTTTGTAAATTACTACTAAAGGAACCCGAAGTTGCACTAACCGAACCACCTGACTGGTTGCCTGCAACATTACCAGTTACATTACCAGTTACATTACCAACTAAACTGCCTGTAAAAGTTGTACTATTTTCAAGAGAATCTATAACTGTTCCACTTCCTACATCTAATCGAAAGTATGGAACAGTAGTTTCTGTAGTGTTGAAATTAACTTTACTAATAGCCCAATGATCAAAGTCTCCACTAGCAGTATGAATGTTTTCAAATTTAAATTTAACACTACTTCCTATAGCGCCTGATGGTAAAGCAATTGATACAGTAGTCCAGGAGGAATATGTTCTTGGACTTCCATAGTATGTTTGCATAAGTGTGTAACTTGAGCCACTGTTAGTACTATAGTAGATTTTAAAATCATCACCACTGTCAGTACCTTCACCACCGTTACTGCCAGTACCTTGGATTATGTCAAAACCAAGTTTTGTATAACTTGATGTATTAATACTTGCAGTTGTAAGGGATCTATTGCCAGTGGTAGCTGAGTTACCTCTAAAACCAAATATACTAGTGGCACCTGACGGATTAGCAAAACCGTTGGCGCTGGTACCTACTCCATTTGTCCTTAGAATTATGTCTTCGTATGTTCCACGATTGCTGTCGCTTAAATAAAATATTCCTGAGGTATCGTATCCTATAAAGGAATTGGTAACAGACAAAGCAATATTATAACTTGATGTATTTGATATATTACCTTGCGAACCAGAAGTAGTTTCGTCTAAAATAAAACGTATTTGAGAGATTGAATCAATGTCGGCTCGCGAATCAACCACTGTTGATAAAGTTATTGGGAGGTAATCGTCTAGATCACTAATTTGTGATTCAGTTATGCTTAGTGCTGATTGGTGTCCAGTAACATCTGATTCCGTAACAGTATAATCTGTTAGATAATTTGAACTTGCATGGTCTCCCCAGCCGTATGAGGTATCCCATTGGCCAACTTTTGTATCTGTGATGTTGTTTGAACCCATATCAATATAATTTCCATTAGCATCTAATGTACCGCCTAGTTGTGGTGTTTTGTCTTCTGATATTTCGTTAACGTCATCTCCATCTGCTTCTGCATTACCACTTGAATCAAATTTACGTGATTTCATTTTACCTGAAGTGGCGTCTCGTTCAATTTTAATTTTTTTACCGGAGCTATCTACCAATTCAATAGCACTTGCTCTAAGTATTTTTCTATTACCTGAACTATCTTTAATATCAAGGTTATCACTACCATCATTTGTTAGTTTAGCACCGCCTAAGTCAATAGTACTACCTGCTAGATAAAGGTCATTAAATCTATAAGTTGACGATCCAAGGTCGTATGTTTCTGTTGTATCTGGAATTAAGTTTCCTGAAATTGTTGACGCACCAATCGTTTTATTAGTTAATGTGTCTGTTGAACTAGCTGTAATATAACTTGATAAATCACTAATTTGGCTTTCGGTTATACTTAAAGCCGCTTGATGAGTTGTAACATCACTTTCAGTAACAGTATAACCTGTAATGTATCCGGCATCATTTGTAAAGACAGAAACACCAGAACTTAATGTCGGTATTACTGATGTATCAATAGCAAATGTTCTGTTTGTTGAAGTGTCAAAATTATCTCCAGAAATACCTGTACCTGGAGTTAAACTTGCAGAGCTAAATGACATAGCACCAGTTGATGAATTATAACTTAAATTACCACCAGAGGCTGATATTGAACTTCTAGTTCTTGCAGTTGTATGATAAAGATTTGATGATCCTTCAGTTACATTATCTGAATCTAATGTATTTTCAGTTACAGTAGTAATAACTCCGTTTTTTTGTATTCCTAAAGTTAAAGATTTTGATGCTCCGCCATATGTTCCTTCAAGAGAATCATATATCTGCGATTGCTTTTGGAATTGAAGAGAGGTTGTACCTAAAACAATCTCTCCAGTTGTTATCAAGAGCCAAGTGCTCTTGCCATTACTAGTTCCTTGTTCAACATAAACAGTCATACCAGAAGAAAACTCTTCAGTACTATCTGCATCAAATGCTCTTGCTATTGTTCCGTTAGATTGACTTGCATAGATGCCATTTTCTGTTGTAGTAGTTTGTCCTACTAGAAGTATTCTATCTCCTTCAGATAAAGTAACTCCATCAACAGAAGATATAGTTGATGTTACTCCAACATTATTTGTTGAGGCTACAAGAACGCTATCTTTATAGTCTGTTAAACCCCTAATGTGCTTTAGTTGACCTCTAAAAAGTGGCATGCATTTATCCTTTGAGTAATAGTATACAAGGTATTTATGTCTTTTCTATATAATTGTGTCAAAGAATAAGGGGCATAAAGCCCCTTATTCAGTAAATCTAACTCTAATTAATGATTAGTAAGTACCACCATCAATTGTTGAGCTTTCGTTAAGTATACCATCAGTATTCAATGTTCCACCTAAAATATAACGAACTGTAATAATGTCGTTAGCTTCTGGAGCGGCATCAAAGGAAATAGTAGTATCAGTACCATCATTTGAAATAGTGTATGAATATGTTGGTGCTTGGAAAATACCGTTAATAAACACGGTGGTATTTTCGATTGAGTCGACTACAACACTGGTTAAGTCAAAGTCTGTATCAGTACCGTTAGCTGTAAAGTTAGCGGCTGTAGTTGTAGTTGATAAGTCGGTTGTTACATACTTCTGACCTGATGAACTCCAAACAAGAGCGGCACCGTCAGCGGGAGAACCTGTATCAACATCTGATAAGTCATCAATACTTGCCGCGGCAATACGAGCATCAGCTCTTGCATTGGTAAAGTATTCGTTAACAGAACCTTCATTAATAGCATCTGTATCCGGAGTTACATATGTTATTGTTCCAGTACCTGAAGCATAACTTAGAATTGTTGTATCATCAGAAACCATTGTAATAGAGGCTTGGGCTCTTGCATCTGTATAGTAAAGATTGCTTGATCCCTCATCTACGTCATCAGTTCCAATAACAACAACACCAGTTGCACCATTAACACTCTGAACTGCGGCTAATGTTGAAATAACACCAGTTGCACTATCATAGCTAATGTTACTACCAGCACTTACAGAAGCTCTCGCTCTACCAGTTGTAAAGTATAGATTTGATGTACCTTCAGTAACATCATCAGTATCCATGTTGCCGATAGCAAATGTGAATCCACCTGCGTTATCATAAGACATAATATCCTGATCATCTGATGTTAATGAAATCGCACTATGTACTCTTGCATCTGTGTAGTACAAGTTAGCTGTACCTTCAGATAAATCATCAGTATCATGATCAGACATCTTAAATGTCATGACACCAGTTGCACTATCATAAGTTAAGTCATCACTTGCACTTATTGTTGCTCTTGCTCTAGCAGTTGTATGATAAAGGTTAGTTGTTCCTTCGTCTACACCGTCAGTATCTGGAGTTGAGTATGCAAAGTCACCTGTTGCACTATCATACACAATGTCACCACTACCACTAATAGCCGCTCTAACACGAGCATCTGTGTAGTAAAGGTTAGTTGTTCCTTCTGTAACTCCGTCTGTGTCTGGTGTTGAGTAAGAAATAACACCTGTTCCTGCTACATAAGCTAAATCACCTGTAACGGAAATAGAAGCTCTTGCTCTTGCATCTGTGTAATACTTGTTATCACCTTCAGCTAAGTCAGTTGTTGTATGATCTGCTAATGCAAAACCAATAACGCCTGTTGTAGAATTGTAGGTCATATCGCCTGATACACTAATTGCACCTCTTGCTCTAGCATCTGAGAAGTACAAGTTAGTTGAACCTTCAGCAACACCATCAGTATTACCTTGAGTATATGTTATAACACCTGTTGAGTTGTCATAACCTAGTTCAGTTGAGTTTACACTAATAGCGGCTCTTGATCTACCATCTGTGTAGTACAAGTTAGCTGTACCTTCAGATAAAGCATCTGTGTCATGATTACTAATGTCTGAAACTGTACCAGTTACATCACCAGTTAAATCACCAACAACATCACCAGTTAAATCACCAATAAATGTTCCTTTAACGTCTTTGTTAAAGTCCCAAGTGTCAGTTGCAGAAACATACAAGATAGTTGCCGCGGCACCATCAACTGTTAAACCAGCACCGTTAGCGGCCGCCGCTGATGCGGCACCTTTTGCTACTGTAATGTTAATATCTTCAACATCTAATGTTGCTGTATTAACGGTAGTTGTTGTACCATTGATAGTTAAGTCACCATCAACAACAAGGTCATTAAATGTAACATTGTCTGTTGTAGCAACGGCCTGACCGATAGCAATTTCTCCAGCTGTAATCGATACACCTGTTCCTTCAGAAAATGCGGCTCTTGCTCTAGCATCTGTGAAATACAAGTTAGTTGTACCTTCACTGATTTTGTCTGTGTTAGGCTTGGCGTATGTAAATGCACCAGTTCCTGAACTATATGACAGAACAGTAGTATCGTCTGAAGTTAATGAAACAGCAGATCTAACACGAGCATCTGTATAGTACAAGTTAGTTGAACCTTCGTTAATATCATCTGTAGTTAATGTTACAACACCAGTTTTAGTGTTAACACTTGCTACTAATGCGTTTGTAGAAAGAACACCAGTTGTATTATCATATGCTAATGCGGCACCTGAAACTGAAATAGCGGCTCTTGCTCTACTATCAAGATAGTAAAGGTTAGTTCCTTCAGCTAAGTCGGCTGTTGTATGATCTGCTAATGCAAAACCAATTGCACCTGTTGTACCATTGTATGTCAAATCACCTGTTACAGAAATTGCGGCTCTTGTTCTAGCATCTGTATAGTAAAGGTTAACAGATCCTTCAGTAATACCATCTGTATCTGGAGTTGTATAAGACATAACACCTGTACTAGAAACATAACTTAAATCACCACCTGCACTAATTGAAGCTCTTGCTCTAGCATCTGTGTAGTAAAGGTTTAAACTACCTTCGTCTACACCGTCAGTATCTGGAGTTGTATAAGAAATAACACCAGTTGTAGAATTGTATGCTAAAGATCCTGCTACACTAATTGCACCTCTTGCTCTACTGTCAAGAAAGTAAAGGTTAGCTGTACCTTCTGCTAAATCATCAGTATCGTGATCAGCCATGTTAAATGTAATTACACCACTAGTTGAGTTGTAAGCAACATCTCCAGAGGCACTAATTGCGGCTCTTGCTCTACTGTCAAGAAAGTAAAGGTTAGTTGTACCTTCTGCAATACCATCTGAATTTGGTTTTGTATATGTAAGTACACCAGTTCCAGCACTATAAGATAGTGTGTTTGTATCAGTACTTGTTAAACTAATAGCATTTCTTGCTCTAGTATCTGAAAAGTATAAGTTACTTGAACCTTCATCTACATCATCTGTTCCTATTGTAACAATACCGTCAGCACCGTTAACACTAACAACCGCACCGTCTGCTGAAATAACACCAGTAGCTGAGTTGTATGTAACGTTAGTACCTGCACTCACAGAATCTCTCGCTCTTGTAGTTGTAAAATAAAGGTTTGTTGAACCTTCATCAACTTTATCAGTATCTTGCTCTGCGAAAGTAAATGCACCAGTTGTATTACTATAAGATAAAATTGTGCTATCTGTTGTTGTTAATGAGATAGCGGCTCTAACACGAGCATCTGTATAGTACAAGTTTGATGCATCTTCTATAATACCAGCAGTAGTAGGATGAGCATATGCAATAACACCAGTGGCACTATCGTAATCTAATACTGTAGTGTTATCTGATGATAAAGTAATTCCTGCTCTTACTCTTGCAGTTGTATGATAAAGATTGTTTGTTCCTTCTGGAACATCGTCTGTTGAAGAAATTAGCTGAGCTAATAATCCATCGTCAACATATTTCTTTGTTGATGCTTCGAGGTCATTGGCTGGTGCACCTGAGAGCACTAATGCTCCAGTCATTGTACCACCTGCTAATGCTACTTTTTCCGATAGTGCTGTTGTCATCGTGGTAGAGAAACTGGCATCATCGCCAATCGCCGCGGCTAATTCGTCTAATGTATCTAGAAGAGTAGGTGCGGAGTTAACTAAGTTGCTAATTTCTGTTGACACGAAGCCTGTTGACGCAAGCTGGGTAGTCGATGTACCAGCGGCGGCAGTAGCGGCAGTCGGAGTACCTCTTAAATCAATTGAGTTCATCAACGAACTCGAACGTGCTTTAATTAAAGGCATGTTTTCTTTTCCTTATTATTGAGAAATGACACTCATGCGTCATTTATAGTTGTCTAAAATTAAATTGGTTAGACCCAATAAAGGATTAGGAAAATATTTTCCGTTATATAGATGATTTTTTAAATTACAACAAGCCAATAATTACGAGATATACTCTTACTGCCTATTGTTGCAATTATTTGGAACTCGTATCTGCAAGGACTGCTCAATGTTGGTGCAGTTCCTACAAGAGTTAAACCACTAACCGACAACCAAGTCGGAGCAGTTTCCTGGGATGATGTTGCACCCAGAGTCAATGTTGACGTGCTATTTACACCTATTGTGTAATTAATGCTGTCTCCGGCACTAAAAGTACCAATAAATTTTCTTGCATCAGTCCATAATGGATTTGAAGTTCCATCTGGTTCTGCAAACGCATCTTCAAATACAAATTCGTTTCCACTATTATCAATTAATGTAATAGATTGATTTCCGGTAAACGTCTCGGCAGTTTTTAATTGCATAGATCCAGCTGATGGATATTCAATGTGTGCAATAGGAACCGTTCCTATTTTAGCACCAAACCCATAAGTCATCTCTGTAACATTAAATGTAATAAGATTAAAAACCGGGGCGGCAGTTTCTGAGTATGCAATGTTTGAAATTTTAGGCCTAGGTCTATCAGTTGTAGATTGTCCTACTAATATTCTAACTTCAACTATAGATCCACTTTCTGGAGCTTCGTCAAATACTAACTTATCTCCGTTGGTAACAACATAACTATACAAAGGTTTCTGTGCAATTCCATCAACTACCACAACAAGATTGTTTGGGCTTGGAACATCTTGTCCTAAATCAAATTGTAAAGTTGTTCCGTCACCAACATAGTTTTTATTAACAGGAGCAAGTGCTACTGTTTGTGGTCTAAAGTTGCCTGTTGTACCATCATAACTAAGCATCTGTCCGTCTGTTGGAGAAGTGTTAGTTACATCTGTTAGATCACTTAGTTCTAAGTTATCAATGGTTGTTTGTAAGCCAGCATCTCCGGCAATACGAGCAGTTTCTTCAGCATCAATATTAGATTGTAATGTAGTGTCTGCGTTTGTTCTGTCGGTTACCTCAGTTGCTAAATTTGTTGTATTAGTAGTAATACTAGTTTGTAATGCTGTATCAGCGGCTATTCTATCAGTTTCTTCTGTATCAATATTAGTTTGTAATGTTGTATCAGCATTTGTTCTATCAATTATTTCTGTATCAAGATTAGTTTGTATTAATGTATCAGCGGCGCCTCTGTCTTGTATTTCTTGTAATATACTTAGACTGTTACTATCAATATTATTTTGTAATGTAGTGTCTGCGTTTGTTCTGTCGGTTACTTCAGTTGCTAAGTTTGTTGTTAATGTGCTAATATCAGCACCGTTTGCGGCATCGCCAGCAATACGAGCATTGGCTTCGGTAGTAATTGCAGTTTGTCTGTCAGATATTTCTGTGTTTAAGTCTCCAGAAAGTGTTGTAATGTTAGCAGTATGAGTTGAATCTGCGGCAATACGAGCAGTTTCTTCGTTAGTAATTGCAGTATCTAATGTAGAAATAGCAGTTTGTCTATCTGATGTTTCTTGCTGAATATCTAATGCTAATTGATTGTCTTGTGCTATACGAGCAGTTTCTTCTGCTGTTATATTAGTTTGTAATAATGTATCAGCATTGGTCCTATTAGTAACTTCTGTTGCTCTTGCGTTGGTTGCAAGTGTATCTGCAAACTGTCTATTACTAATTTCTTGTGTTAAGTCTGTTTGTAATGCACTAATATTTGTATTAGCAGTATTAATCAAAGAAAGTAATGTGTTATCTTCGCTTTGAAAAGCGGCAACGATTTCTGTTAAAGAATCTAATGTTGCAGGATCTAAGTTGCTAACAATATTATTAATCTGTGTTTGCAAGTTTGTTGCAGTTGTATCAACATAAGACAAAGAAACTAATGTATTCCATAATGATCCATCAAATATATCTAATGTAGAAGAACTAGAATCAAAACGCAAGGCACCTGCACCTGGTGTTACCGGTCTTTGAAGTGTATTACCTGTAGGTACTTCTAATGCTCCAGTAGAGTTTACTATTATAGTACCAGTACTTGGAGTTAGTGTATCTGTTGTTTGATTAGTCTTGATTGCCATATTACTTTAGTTTTCCTAATGCAGATGTTGCTGTAGTCTTTTCTTTAGTTCTACCAAATGCTGTTACACCAATAACGGCACCCATTGCAACATGATAAAGTCCTGCTCCTTGTAATGTTAGAGGAGCCCATTGTACTGCTACTTGTCCTCCGGACCCTGCTCCCATTGTTTGTAGTATTCCCCAACCAATTGGTGCTAATATAAAATCAAAAATACATGTTCCCATGTATACCCAACCCATCATAGGTCTCCATTTACTGTTTACCCAATTCTCGTTGGTATTCTTAATAGTTGTTTCAGCTCCTCCGGCAGTAGTTACTGCGGCGGCATTATCAGTGGCCGCTCTGCTTGCGGCAACATCTATTGTAACATTTCTGTTATCGCCTGCAACCATTGCTAGGCTATCGCTTGTAGCTAGTTTATTTTTGCTTTTAATACTAATAGATGTATCAAATCCACTGTCGTCATATGTGCTTAATTTAGGCATAATAAATCTCCCATGTTCTTCATGCTATTTACCGTTTGAGTTAATTTTTTAAGAGATAAAATTTTTAATTAAATTAGTTTGACTACCATTTTCAACTGATTTCCATTTACCTACTGGACATGAAGTTTGAGAAAATGATATTTTTAAGTTGATCAAGCAACCGCACTCTTTGCATTGCTTTGTAAATCTAGTATAAAACTCGCACTCATGACAAATTTTTGCTCTTGATAATCTGTCTTTCATAGATGCTAACATAGAAATATTTATCAAAGAAAAAGCAGAGCTAGTAAAACTAGCCCTGCTTAATTTTTTTTCTTCGCTTAGTCTAGGACTAGATGAAAGAAAGGTTACCGCTTGTGATTGCAATGTTATTAACATAATCAGCCGCGTTACCAAGAGATGAAGCTGTGTTAGAAAGCTCAACATATCCGTAACGTGTCATAAAGCTGACAGTTGGCTCGAATGTGTTAGGATCTAATACAACACCTGAGCTCATCAATGGAATGTATGGGCAATAGAATGCCGGAGCATCCATTTCATTTGCACCTTTATAACCAATCAATACAGGAGCCGCGTCACCACTGTAGTGGTTAACGTATACTCTTACTGAGCTGTTAAGTGTTCCAACAAACTTAGTATTTGTTGGTGCTTCAAAAGTTCCTTCAGTTGTTCTAGCGAATGCTGAAGTTGTAGCAGATTGTAGAATTGTTAAAGCTGTTGGGCTTACAACAATGTAGTTACCTGCACCACGTCTTGTACGAGAAGCAATGTCGTTAGCGGCTCTGTTAATTAGAACTGCAAGAGCGGCATGCTCGTCACCTACGAAGTTAGCTGTACCACTTACTGCGGCTTGGTCATATGTACCAAATGCAGATCCGGAAAGTGCTGTTAATGACTGGATAACTTCCTGGTCAATTTCAGCAGTAATTTCTTGAGCAAGTGCGGCCATGATTTCAGCTTCAACGTCAACACCATGAATGGCTTGTGCGTCCTGAGCGGCTTCAAATGTCCAACGAGCTGATAGCTTTCTGGATTTAGCTTCTACAGTTTCTTTAAGGATCTGGATTGACATTTTGTTTCCACCAGTTCCCTCTTTAGTAGCAGTTGCGTCTGCTTTACCATCAGCACCACCTGAGTACTGGTTAGCAATAGCAAATGGTGATAATGCTTCATCACCAGCAACAACCTCTGCACCAACTACACCGTCTTCGTTTGAAGAAGCGGCGGCTGCCTCAGCATAACGTACACGAAGTGTATGAATCTGAGAAACAGGTCCCTGCATAGGTTGAACACCGACTAATTCGTTAGCGATGGTTGTTGGCATAACACGTCTGATAACTGGTAGAATTACTTTGTTAAGTACTGCTACGTTTCCAGATGCTGTTGCACCAGTGGTTGCTGTCTCAGCCAAATACTTTTTAGTATTTTCTAAGCAAACTTCCATTGTAGATTTACGTTGTCCGTTAAGACCTTCTGTTAAGGCGTCTTTAGTTGCGGACCAATTTTTAGCTTCAAAAAGAGCTTCTGACATTTTAATGTCTCCTTCTTTAGAGTCCAGCTAGTTTACGAAGATCTGCAATAGTTGAATCAACTTCAACTGGAGCTTCGTCTACGTTATTTGCTGGTTTGTTTCCGGTAACCACAGTCTTCTGTGATTGTTGACCCTCAACGATAACTTTCTTGTCTCTACGGACCTCTTCGTTAAGAACTGATGGCAAGTACTTTTGGAATGCTTCATTGAGTTTACTTGTTGGAGTTGTCTCAAGTAATTCATCCATAATAACTCTTTTATCTTTTGATAAAGGAGCATTTAGTTCTTGCATAATACGAGATCTAGTCATTTTATCTTCCGCTAGGCGCTGTAAACGACTTGATTCGGTGATGAGATGTTCTTTATCAGCAATAGCTTTATGTGCTTCTGCTAATTTTACTTCCATCTCAGTAATTTTTCCATTAAGATCACTTACTGCTGTTCCATCTGCAAACTTACTTGACATAAATTCAGCGGCAAAAGCCTCCATAATTTTACGTCCAAAGTTGTTTTCTTTTGCTTCACGGATATCAGTTTTAAGCGAGGACAATTCAGTTTTGAAAGATTCAGTTACAAGGCTGTTAACCTTTTCACTTGCTTTCTTAATAAATTGCGATCTTGCTTCTTCGATAGCAGTACGACCTTCTGAAATTAGTTTAACACGAGCTTCAACTAATTGTTTGTGGTCTTCGTGTAACTCTGAAAGCTCATTAGTTAATTTGCGTAGGGCAAATTCTTCTAAGCCTTTAAAATTTTCTTTTTGTGCGGCTCGATCAGATTTAAGTTCACTAACTTCTTTTGCTAATGTTTCCATAACAAATTTTTGTAGAAGTTTCGCATCTTCACTAATCTTAGTAGCATATTTTACACGAGATTGTTTAGTATCTTCATGTAGTTTCTTGAACTCGTCACTAGCACCAGAAATGGTATCTTGAATCAATTTATCCATTGCTTCAACGAGTTGACCTTTATCGTGCTCATATCGTGTTGCAAATTCCTCACGGAGTTCTGCTGTTACTTCTTCACGAGTTTCAATCTGTTTTTGATCCCAAGCGGTGTTGATATTATCACGCACCTCTTCAGACAATGTTACAGAGCCGAGCAAATCTGTAAAGTTTTCATTACTCATAATTTGTCTCCTCAGACTTTTTTAAGATTCTCAAGGAATCTAAGTACCTCAATTTCAAGGTGCTTTTGTGCGGACTTATCGTAAGTCGTCGCTAGGGCTACATCCATAAGAGCGGCTCGTCTTTTGTCTAGCATAACTCTTTCGTAAATTGGAGTTGGATAAGCATCAGGGGCACTCGGTTGTGCTACAACATCAACAGTAACAATTTCAAAATCTGAAACGTTTCCACCGTTGCCTACATTCCCGGATCCTCTAGAACTTACTCCTAGTTTTACTTTGCTTTCTAGTAATGTTTTAATAATGTTTCCCATTGGAGTTGGAATAATTCTTAGTTTTCCATATCCATCGGAACCTTGCATCCACATTTCAGTAACCATATGACTGACACGGTCGATGTTAACCTGTAAATCATCTGGATGATCTGCTTCGCCTAATACTGAAAAGCCATCTGCTAGTCTTTGACTAATGCTCTCTACTGCCCGAGAAATTTCATCTGCTGGATAAACTCTTTCGTTATGATTCTTTTTATCACCTTGTATGAAAATCCCTTTCATGTAGAGATCCTTACCACCATCCTGATTCTCTGCCATTTCGACAACGAGATTCGCTTGGTCGAATGATAGTCTTTCTGTTAATGGTTGTAAGTTCATCTTATTAACCCTTTACCTGGCTCATTGCTGGCTCAGTAGTTCCATGTGGTAGTTCCTGTGAAGCTGGAGCTTTAGCTGGAGTTGTTCCAGATGCTACACCTTCTGCAGATCCACCTGCCATGTTAACTGCTTTACCACCCATGTCATTTTTCTTAGCGACTGGGCTTGCTTTATTGTCTGCATGGTCGGCCATATCTGGCTTCTGTGCTAATTTAAGTTCTGCCGCTTCGTCAATTTGCTCTTCAGAATCAGCTTCATCGAGGCTTTCTTCTTTTTCTTCAAATTGTACACTTTCTTCTGGCATTTCTTCTTCTGCTGGTGCTTCTGCGTCACCACCTGTTAGCATGTCTTCAAATTCTGCTTTTAGGTTAGCTAGTGCGGCTTCTACGTCAACCATTGCATCAGCAACGTCAGCGGCATCAGATGATACAGGTGCTTCATCAGCATCCATATCTGTTGCAATTTCTGCGGCGTCTGCGTCTGCATCAATAGCATCCATTTCTGCCTCCATATCGTCACCTTCTTCAGTTAAATCAGATTCAACTTCATCAACTGCGGCATCAATATCTTCAATTTCTTCTTCTAGATTAGTATCGTCGGACATAATGTCTTCATAGACTTTACGACCAATACCAACATAGTAATCATGTAATAGGATACTTGCTTTGTCCTCTTCTTTATTCAAGAGGTGCTCAAGTGCCTGTTCAAGTACTGTTGTCATATTCTTTTTCTCCTTATCGCGAAAGGCGGGTATTCACCAATAAGTACTTACTAATGACGCACGAAAAAGCCGTAGTTATAGGGTAAAAACTGTACTTTTTGGCACAATTTTTACAAACCGGCTTATTATTAATGAAAATCTAATATTTTTAAAGAATATTGCTAAACTGCAGGAGGACGTTGATACATTTTAGTAATGGCTTCAAGTCTTGTTTTTTGCTCGTATTTCCTTAGTTCACGAAGTTTACGCAACCTGTTAACATGTTCTAAAGTCATACGGTGTCTACGCATGTCGGAATAGAATGCTACCTCAGGATCGATTTCTTCTTCGATTTCGTCTTGTATTCTTGTTAAGTCATTAAATCTCATAACTTTACTTATTCCTTTTATGCTTCTGGTTCTGTAGGTGCAGATTCACCGCCACCATCGTCTGCGGCTGGTTCTGCATTTTCTAAGTCGTCGGCAAAGTCCATATCACCATCACTTAGTCCGCCGCCGCCGGCACCGCCACCAATATCGCTAAATCCAGCTTCTTCGTCGCCTTCAGCTGGTGTTGGGTTTTTATTTTCTTCTAACCAAAGTTTTTCATTTTCAAGTAACTCTGCATCAGTTAAACCTAAGAACTTTTGTAACTTAAATCTATGACTCATGTAAGGTACTTCTGCTAATTGTGTAAACACACTAGCCCTTGCATTATTAACTTCAATTTGTCTATAATCACTAAAGTTTTGAGGCTCTAGCATATCAATCTCAAAAGAAGATGTGTCTACATTAATACCTCTATGCTTTACAAAAGTTTTAAACTCTTTACATAGCATAGGCATAATTAAACCTTGGAGTCTCTGACAGTATCTATTAAAGCGATATTCTTGAATTAATGCTGTTCCTACACGACCATCTGTTAATTGAACTGCACTATCGTCAGGTCCAGTAGGCATATAACTACTAGGAATTCTTAAACCTCTCATTAATTTGTTTGAAAAGAATTTTAAATCGTCAATTTCACCTAAGTTTGTTCCACCCGGTAATACTTCAACTTTACTTCCTCTACCGTCAGCTGATTGAGCAAAGAAAAAGTCTTCCATAATGCTCAAAGGATTGTAACTTGCATCCATAGTAGTACCACCACCTGATCTAGTAGGAATACGTCTTTGGTGTATTTCGTTTTTAACTCTTTCAAGAAATCCCATTGCTTGATGACTAGGTAAATTACCTGTATCAATATAAAACACTCTACGTTCTGGTGCTCTTTGTACACGATAAATGATAATCGCATCTTCTAATAATTCTTTTTGTTTATAAATTTTAAAAACACTATCAAGTATACTTGCTCCAAAAGGCCAGTTAGCATCTAAGCCTTCGCTTAAACTAATATGAATCATATCTTTTGCATCAACTGTAACTTCGGTTCCTGTGTTACCACTTTTATAAGCACTATTTGAAACGTTATATTGATTGTTTGGTCCTGCTTGTACTGCATTGGCCATTGATTGAACACTTTCAATTGGCTTAGTTGCTACTTTTGCTCCTAAGTTAGGGTGTAAGTTACTAATAACATACTGTTCAACTTTACGACCTTCAGCTTCGTTAATTACTGCTCTTTTAACATCACCTGGATTTACCCAATATAATTCAAATGTTTCCGGATCACGTAAAAAGAAGTGATCTCCAAACTTAATAGCACTTCTAAAAGTTCTAAATAGTTTTTGATCAAATCCGTTAATAGCACACCATTTTTTAAGTGTTTCATTAATAGTTGTATTTTCACTTGGTGTTGGGTCCGAGGACCATCTTAAAGCAAAAGGAAGATGTGTTAAAGGATCCTCCTGAGTACAAAATTCTGTAATTGTGTCTAGGGCCGCATTAACTTCTGAGTCTTGATCCATTTGATCATACTGACTATAACGTTCAACTCTGTTAGGTTGCCCTGTGTACACGTCTTGTAGCCAACTAGCGAACTTAGATGAACTACCTCCCTGCTGTCTTGGACCATTATTAGTCTGTTCAGCTTGGGGATCCCATATCTTAAAATGTTTTTTCCATGATGCCATACTATTACTTACCTTTTTATATTAATACTTAACTACCAAAGCGAGGTGCTGTTACAGTTACTTCTTTCTTAGTATTCTGAGTAACTTTGCCCATATGTCCGTCAATAGACTTAAGAACTGTAATCATCTCTGTATTTGTATCAACAGATCCATCGCTGTATGTTGTAGTTGTGGTTCTTTCTTTCTGAACTGACTCAGTCAAGCTACCTTGTTCTCCACCATTTACTCCAAACAAGTTGCCTACACCTGCAACAATAGTGTCCCACATACCTGGCTTAGGCATCTTATCCATTGCTTCAGCAGTTGCTACCATTCCTTCTGCTAAATTATGATATCTTTCACCAATGTCTACTGGTAAAACTAATTGATTCCAATCTATATCTTTTATATTAAATCCAAGTAACGAAGTTGCTACTGCTAAATCTGCCATTGCAGTTACAGAAGATTGTGATATATTACTTGCAACGTCATTAAAGTCTTCTAAAGCATCTAATGCTGTCATACTTAAACCTTCAAGTCCTTTGTTAAAGACCATTATGTTAATACCAAATGTTCTTAAAGACTTAGCCATTAAGTTAACACCAGGAGCGGCTTTGGCAATTTTTACAATTTTATCAATTGGTCCTTCATCTTGGAATGCTCCTAAAAGAGAACTTACTGCACCAGCGGCTGAAAGTGCGGCTAAACCTACTCCCATTAATGCTAATGCAGGACCTATAGCAAGTAACGTTGGAATTGGAACATCACCAATTATTCTTAACCCTCTACCTAAGTCTACCATTCCTTCGCCTGCAAGTTTAGCGGCATAGCTAAATGGTATTAGTGCGGCTCCAAGAGCTCCAATTGCTACTGCTCCAATTAGAATAGGTGCAATCATACCAGATGATCCAATTAATGCGGCACCTGCTGTTACTGCGGCTAGGGCAATGCCTCCAGCAATTACTCCGCCCCAATTAATATTTGCAAACTGTTGGAATGCTTTTCCAGCAATCCACATTGCACCACCTGTTGCGGCTAGTACTGCGGCTCCAATTAAATATTTTGGATTAGATACTGCGGCAAGTCCTTTACCAATTCCTTTTAAAGAACTTTCAACTAGTTTTCCAATTCCTCTACCTAGTCCTTCTCCTAAATCTCCAATACCTTTACCAAGAGAGGACATTGATCTGCCAATTCCTTTTGCTAACTTTGAAATTCCTGTTCCAATAGAAGATAATGAACTGCCTATGCCTCTTGCTAATTTTGCAATTCCGTTTCCTATACCTGATAAAGTAT